TTTTTTTTTTTGTATCAAATACAAAGTTAAGGTCGGCGATCATACGTTTACCAACGTCTAGGTCCGACAACTTTTTCGACATCCAATCGAGAGGATGCTAGAGCATTTTCACTGTTAGGTTATCCGTTAATACCGTACAGGGGTCCATTCTAGTAATTTTTATTCCGGTATCGACCCGGTCCCAATTAAGGAATTTTCCATCCAAGCGAGGAGAAACACATCAGGTATGTTAGAACAGAAAGTAGTCTTTCAACTCTCCGTAATCAATGGTACGTAAAAGGTACGGTTTGTGACCATTCAAGACATGAAGAAAACTCTCACTTAGGTCTAAGTGGTGATGACAGGGGGGTCTAGGTCGTCACTCTAGATCTCCAGCCGGCTAGGCATCCAAACGCCAGACCGACAGGGCCTATCCCACCCACGCCGACAAAAGTCGGCGTGGGATTTAAAGAGGGGTAAAGTCATAAGGAGGGGGTTCAGGCTCCACAGAGGGGACCACGGGTGGAAACTGGAAATCAACGTCAACTTCGACGCCAGAAAACCAAAAATAAGCCGCTGCAGGAAGAGCGACTAAAATTTCCATAGGATCATCGGACGTTTGCACGAATTCTCGCAACCGTTTAGCCAGATGGCCATCCGCTATTTCACGCGGCACATGAGTCATGAGAAAATCGTGTTCGCGCCACAATGCATCCAATTTACCTTTCGGGGGTACCCGGTAATCGCGACCACCGTAAGAACCCGCAGTCCAACCAGGCCCACCGTAATTGCCATGGTAATGGAACTGAAGAAACCCTTTCGGGCTGTGATCAATAACCTGCCAACCATCATCAGCCGGAGAACCGGCTGCTTCATAGTCGACCTTGGTCATCACATTTACTTCCTTTCCTACCACAGCCGGTGCGCTGCTCTGCTTGCCGACACCCTAAGGAACCATCACAATGCCGCTCTTGTGACACAACAAAAACTCCGCATCCTTGTGCAAGACGCGGTTCTGATAAACAGACATCGTACTCGTCGTGGCATTCGTCAGAGCGTAAAACACTGCATCAGCACCATCGGTGTCAGGCATGTTTGGACTGTATGAGACGCCATCAGCAATCACCTCAAAATGAGCATAGGCCTCAAACTCCATCTGCTGCACAGTGGCAGCAGCATAAGAATTGACCCAAAAACCCATCGAGAAGTTATTAGCCGCAGAAACAACGTTTCCAGCGCTGCCAGGAATGGCACCACTGTAATAAGTGTACTGCATCTCATTCCCATCCTGAGGCACCCACACTATATTTGTCCAACCTTGCTTCTTCAAGGTCAATTTGTGGACGCGCGGATCATTCTGCGCAAGTGTGGGTGTTGTCGACGAAAAAGCCGCATGATCGCGGTTCGTCGTACCCAGCAACCAACCACCAAGGGTCTGCTCAGCACTAGTGCATTTCACACGCAAACCAGCTACAAGAAGCCGGAAAAGTGCCAACCCCCCACCATTCACTGCAGAAGTGGTGGTAAAGGTGGAATTGCTGTTGGCAGACACCACCCCCGTCGCTGTCGCGATAGGAAACGTAGTGCCGGCCCACTGCCCAGCGACATTGTCACTGTACAGAATTGGGGCGCCAGTCGAATAGCACATCTTCATAGGTGCCATGGTCACAACTCCATATCCAGTGGACGTGGAAGTCGTAAAAGACCCTTTGCACCAAAAAGTGTACTTCGCCGAAGGTTTACAATTGGAGGGCCCGCAAGGAAAAGTGCTCAAATGCGAACTTTGAAAAGGATTCGCCACAAGATCCAGATATTTACTGGCTGTTGCGGAGAGCACGCACCCAATGCGAGCAGGGCGCCGCGCAGACTTGGCAATATCCTTGCCAACATTTTGAACGACTGCCTTCACCTCTTTCTTTACTTCTTTGGCGACGGCTTTGGCAGCCTTTTTGTTTTTCGCCTTCCCTTTCGCTTTCGCTCCGCCCTTTGCCATTCAGCGTAGGGTGCAAAAGTACTACCAACGTAGCGAGGCTGGTCAGCGACAACCACAGAGCTAGACTGTGCAGCAGTCCAAGCAGGAGAGTGTCCTGAGTCACCAGACCACGTATAAGTTCTTCGAGAAGCGGGAGTAGCAGGGCTATAAGTGCGATGTTGAGAACCCGGGTTAACAGTACCGTTTGCGGTGCCTGTATTATGAGACCCAGGTTGATCAGGACCGCGAGCCCAAACACCAGGATAATGAACTTCCGGTGCTTCAGGGGGAGGTGGAACGTAAACTGTGCCTTCACGAGTTCGTTCACCTACTAAAGGCATAAATCACCACTAATATCACTATAACCCAATAGGGCGTGAATAGTTCTACTGAACAAAGTGTGTGTACCACTGGGGCGGGTCAGAGACCCTTTAAACTGGCGTAATACATACTTTAACTGACCAGTCACACTCAGGAGATCGGAAAAATTAACCGACTCCCATCTTTGATGCAGCAGAACCATCTGCCATTCAGACAACCTCGCCTTCAGGACTCCGCGGATAAACGGAGTAAGAACAACTCGCCGCAACAAGCTATCCAACATCTCTTCACAGAGATCCCAATATTGAGGCCATGGAAATAGGCATAAACGCAAGCCGAGTAGGTGAGCTACTTGCGACGCCTGATACGACAGCGCCGCATTTCGCCTCACCCACTTCAAACTCGACAGCAGCTTCGGCAAATTTCCTGCCGTAACTGCAATGTACCGTCGTAGACAAAAGACATACCGATCAACTATACTATGGCTAAGAAAAACCACAGACTGAAATGGTTGTGGCATAGGTAAATCCAACTCCATCTTAATGCCATACTTATCCAAGCAGGCAGAGACATGCTCTAATGTAAGCGTCTTCATTGCTACGGCTTCATCATCCCCCGCATAATTTTCTGAAATCATTTCTGACTCAAATGCGTAGGGACCTAAAATCTCATCAACAGCGTACAGGTTTAGTGCCCAATTACAAACACTATTAGTCCATGAAGTTCCATGCCCACCAGACTTTTGGTGTAATAATCGATAAACTCGTGCTCCACAAACAGCAGCGCCAGCAAAGACGCTATTAAAAATGTGGTGAACACAAGCATGACGACTAGCATGGGTCATTCGATAATGCAACTGCCTGACGCGTCGAGCGATTTGTAATGGGTAATGGAGATCAAAACCTTTTCCGTCTGCTCCACACCCACGATTTCCCAAACGTACCATCATACGGAGGAAGCCGGGGCCAGGTAATTGAACACCTATTTTAATTGGGTGCTCAGCAACATGATCGACCATGTTATCGT